ATCTTACAATTCGTAGAGGCATCGCTGCAGGTGAAGTCGAAGAAGATATCATCAAGAAAGTACTACAGACTACAAAACTAACTGACAACCAAGCTAAAACTCTTGTTACTACTCACATGACTCAAGCTGACAACCTTGTCAAGCAAAAAGTACTTGAAGCAAACAAAGAAGTTTACTCTGGTTATGTCTTTACAGCTATCCTCGACTCTCGCACTAGCGAAATCTGTTCTCGTTATGACAATTTGTTCCAGTCAGCAGACAACGTAAAAGTTCGTCCTCCGTTACACTGGCGTTGCCGTTCTGTTCTTGTTCCTGTACTAAAGTCTAAGAAAGAAATCGCTCGCTCTACAAGTGACAGACTAAACAAAGAAAAGCTAGCTGCTGTAGCTGATAACACTCTTTCAGGTGCTCTACCTATCAAGGAAACCTTTAGCGAGTGGTTGATCCGTCAACCTATGGCAACAAAGTTAGACAAGTTAGGCTCAGAAGAACGAGTAGCTCTCTTCGAAAGAGGTGCTCTTGGCTTAACAGATTTCTTTAGCAACTTAGGACGTCCTCTAGACATTAGTGCTGTACGTGTTAAGGACAACTTACTTACTTTCTTCAGTCCTGTTTCTCTTCGTGACAAAGATCCTCAAGCTGCTTTCCTTAATGTTGCTAGACCTTTCCAAATTGTTCGTTCATCGCAAGTACAAAAAGATCTTGCTGATCTTATTGTTGCGGATACTTTAAACGGTAACTCAGCGATTAGTTTAACAGACTTTCGTGGTACTAGTATCGGTGGTAAGCGTGGTGTTCGTTCCCAAGCCAACAATGAATTTGATCCTCGCAATCAAACCTTTGATCCTTTTACAGGAGAAGTACGTTCTACTCTTTACTACGATCCTGATTTCACGCTTCTTCGTGAACGTATTGACTATATGAAAGAGTCTAAGTTACTCGATCGTAATCAAAAACAGTTCATTGAAGACTTTACTAACAGTCTTGAAGATCGAGTGTCTGTAAACCAACAAACAGTAGTAGTAGAAAACCTTCGTGTTCTATTTGAACGCTATCAAAAGAACCCAGAACCTTGGGAAAATTTTGTAGCTACCGTTCGAGCAGAAATGAACTTTTCTACGGTAAACGTTTCAAGGTTACTAGATCGTCGTTCACGTGCTCGCTCAGAGCTGTTCCTTGGTTTCAAGGGAGATCCTAACGAACCTGCAGTAATGATTCAGGGTCAAACACTAGCTATCTCTAAGCTACATAAAGAGAAGTTAGAATACGAACGTTATGTGAAAGACTGGGCTTCAACTGAAGGTATCAAGCTAGCTCGCAGTGTCTATTATCGTGGTAAAGCTCCTTGGACTTCTTATTTCTTCGGTCCTAACGAAAAGCCAGAGGGTTTGTTTGAAACTCTTAAAGACAGCTTTATTAAACGCTCTATTCGCTCTATTTTTTATAAAGATGATCCTATTGGTTTTTATACTCGTTTCGGTAAAACTCCAGACAAATTTTCTAAAATTGTTAAAAAGTACTTAAAGAAGAAAGTTACTCCTGATTGGCTAACTATGTTTCTTGAAATTAAAGAAGAAGGCTTCGTTGACTTTATCACAAGAACTATCCGTGAAGAGTATCGTTCTATTGTAGACTTAGAATTCTTTTATAAGCTTAGACGCTCTTTAACCTTAGAACGTTTATTTATCCAAAAACTAACTGAACCTATCGAAGGTGACGTCACTCGTTCTATGTCTCGTTTAATGGCGGTAATTGCGGAAGGTACTACTACAGACTATGACTCTCTAGCTATTAGCTTAGGTAAAGAGCTAAAATCTACTTGGAGTCCTATCTACCCTATCTTCGGTTCTTCTCTTGAAGACTATCACGAGCAGGGATCAAAAATTCTTGAGTTGTTTCGTCAACAAGGGCTGATTAGAGTAAACTCTCGTGGTGTTACTCGCAGAGCTACAACAGACTTAGACACAGGTCGTGCTTCAGGTAATTGGAAAGATACTGTCTCAAGAGAAGTTCAAGTTGTTGATCCTGTTATGCTCAAGCTACAAGACTACAATCGTCGTATTGAGTTATCTAATCGCTTAGGTGTAGACCGTCCTGAAAACAAATATTTTGTCGTTCCAGGTAAAAAGACTTATGTAGACGCTCGTGGCCGTGATACTGGTGTTCCTGTTGTAACTCGTTCAGCTTTTTCTAAATTTGATGAAAAACAAATTGATGGCGATTTCGCCGATATGTTAAACCACACAATGTCTTTCCGTTATGAAGTAGACGATGAGTTTACTAGCTTTATGGATGATTTAGTTAGATTTAAAGACCAGAGAGGTAAAGCGGCTTACTATGACTCAATTAACGGCTTTCGTGAAGAAATTATCAGGCGAGGAGACCAAGGATATGGTCTTATGGAAACTATCAGGTACTATCGGGCCAATGGAAAGGCTTTCACCGTACATGCCCGTATTGACGGTCGTGGCCGCGTATATTATAATGGGTACTTAACACCTACTGGTGGTGAAGTAGTTCGTCCTTTCTTAAACACAGCTCATGCTGTTTCAATGACTCCTCAAGGCTTAAACCAGCTACGTATTCAAATGGCAGCTGTTATAGGTCCAGGTACTGAAGCACTTACTGATGCTGGCAGACTATCTATCTTCAAGCGTAATGAAAAATTTATTCTTGAGATAGGACAACTACTTAGCGCAAAAACTCAAAGAGAACGTCGTATTAGAGAGTTCCTTGAACATCCTCTAATTCAGTCTACAGATGCCGCTGAAGTAGCTAAGATTGCTCGCTTTAGTCTTGAGTACTATCGTATTCATAAGCATACAGGTGGTGATTTTACTTCTGCAAAATTAAAGACTTACAAGTCTAAATTACTTGGTGAAGCTGACGCTTCTGCTTCAGGCTTACAAATGATTGCTCTTGCTACAGGTGACCGTGGTGCTGCTATTACTTCTAACGTACTGCAGTCTACTAAGAAAAACAGAATCTATGACCTTGTTGCTCAGGATACAGTTAGTGACCCTCGTTTCCAAGATTTGATGCAAGAATTAAACCTTAATTTGACTTGGGAAGACATTAACAAAGCTGCAAAGTATCAAGTTATGATCTCACTGTATGGTGCAGGTAAAGCAGGACAAGCAGCTCGAGTTGCTCTTGAGTTGTCAAAAGTACTTCGTAAGCAAGATGTTCTTGTTACTACTAGAGCAGAATACTTAGCTTTGACTAAACAAATCGACGTCAAAATCAAAGAAGCTAAATCTTTAGGTGCAACAGACACGCAAGCTGACCTCTTAGCATTAAAGAAAGAAGTCCTTGAAATTGCTAACAATCCTGATAAAGCTGTTAGCGATGCATTACTTGCTGAAGCTGCAGAGATCCATCCTGATCTTGCTGATTTTGTTTACAAGTATTCAAACAGAAGAGGTCCTCAAGTAGGTCCTGATCACTTCAAAAGAATTGCTGCTATTATGTCTGAAAAACTAGCAGAAAGAGCACCAGTTACTGATACTTATATTGATGTATGGAAAAGATTAGGGCAAGACTACGCAAGGGCTACTAAGAAAGTTAGAATACCTTGGGTTACTTTTGATGGTAAAGTCTTATATCAAGACTATAGACCTAAGATCCAACAAGAGATCCGGTTTTATGATCCCCAATCTAAACGCTACATTCGCAACATTTATCAAATGAATGCTGAAGATGGTAAGCTATTAGGTAAAGGGCAAGTAGGCGATGTTCGACTTGGTCTAGGTGTTAACGGTACTCACGCAGATGATGCTAGTGTTGTTAGACAAATCCATCTATGGGGTCGTAAGTCTGGGACTCCAACTTCAACGATTCATGATGCGGCTGCGCTAAACATTAATGAGATTGAACCTTTACTTGTAGAAGTAAGAGAAATCTACAAGCGTTTTTCTAAATATCCTAAAGTTAAAGAAACTTTAGATTTAATGAGAAAAGAAGGCTTACCTGATGATCTTTACTACAAATACTTAAGAGAGATGGAAAGTCTTGGCTGGTTTGATCCTCAATTTAATCCAGAAGAAATTACTGCACCTTTAAAAGTAGGCTATGGTTATTTTGGTTGGGGACCCTGATACAGAAAGAACAAAATGGATTGGAATAAATTTTTTGAATATAAAGAAGGTAAACTATTTTGGAAAATTGCAAAAAGAAAAATTAAAATAGGTCAAGAAATCACAAGTACAAATAGCTCAGGCTACCTAAAGGTTTGCTTAGAAGGTAAATACTTTTTAGTTCATAGGGTTATTTATGAAATGTTTAATGGTCTTATTCCTTATAATTTGCAAATTGATCATATTGATGGAAATAGAAAAAATAACAATATTTCTAATTTGAGACTAGCTACTATTAAGGAAAATAGCTATAACAGGGAAAAACAATCGAATAATACTTCAGGATTTAAAGGTGTTAATTGGAGTAAATACCATTTTAAATGGCGAGTACGTATTGGAAAAAAGCATTTAGGTTATTTTAATGATTTAGAAGAAGCTTATTTAGTATACCAAAAAGAAGCTAAACAACAACATAATGAATTTTACAGGGAATAACCATAATGACTGATAAGATTGTATCAATTTTTAATAAGCAACCCGTCAACACTACAACAGATCGTGCTGAGATTGAGGAAGTTATCGCTCAACTAGTTGACATGAAAGATACTGTAGAAGAACTACTTGTTATTTCTGTAACTAAAGACGATGAAATGCTTGTTCGCTCAGGTAACATGACTCGCGAAACAGCTTATTTCCTTCTCGGTTTAGCTCAGTTGAATGCTCTAGCTGCAGAGTAACCACCTCTTAGCTATAAAGAAGAGGGGGTTGAAAACCTTATGGGGGCGGGAGCTTATGCTTCTGCTCCTCCCTCACTTTCCTTTCTTTTTCTTGAGGTGACTTATGACTCGTGATTACTCCTTGTACCCCGGTTGCCTTTGTCCTTCCTGTAAAGAAGGAAAGATAAAAGAAATAACTGTATGGAATCATCGAGAAGGCTTTTTTGTTTGTTCTTCTTGTGATTTTACATACCAGCCTCCTCAATATAGGTATAAAAAATGAAAACAAAAGAATTTAAAGAGTGGTTTGCTGATTTTGCTGCTGGTGTCGCTATCGAAGGCCCCAACTCAGGTCAATGGCGTAAACTACAAACAATTGTCAATTCTCTAGAAGTAGAAGCTCCTAAACCAGTGGTTGAAAAAGCTCCTGTTGAGAAAAAGACTAAAGAATAAAAACAAGACTCTTCACGCTTACAGGGCTTAGCCCGCGAGATCGCCTGTGCGGTCGGCGCACCCAGAAGAGTCACTAATAACTATAATACCATAGACTAACGAACTATTGTTGTACCTTTAGTTCTCTATTCAATGCTGTGCAAAAGGAAATACTATAACTATGGCTGATCAAAACGACGATAATACTGTCAATGATAATGAAGACGATAATGACACCAATCAACAAGACCTTTCCCAGCGGAAAGCCTCTCTTGCTGATGAGCATCAAGCTCTACTAAAACAATTGGTGGCTGACGAGCTTAAACAAATGAAGGGCAATGTTGACAAAGCCTATAAAAAAGCTGAAGAGCTAGCACGTGAAAATGCTCGTCTCAAAGCAGAAGCTCAAGATAAGCAACGTAAACAACTCGAAGACGAAGGCAAGCATTACGAAGTTGCAAAACTCAAACTTGCTGAACTAGAAGAAGAAAAGAAAATTCTGCAGGATAAACTTACTTCTGTTACTCGAGATCGTGAGCTAGAGAAGCACTTAGGCTCTCTCGAGTTCCGTAACGACTTCGCACGTGAAACTGCTTTCAAAACTATTCTCCCTGAACTTGTCCAAGACGAGGACGGCTCATGGGTTCACAAGTCTGGCGCTAGTATTAATGACTATCTCAAGGCTTTTTCTAAAGATCCTAATAAGGATTTTCTCTTTAAACCTAAAGAAAACTCAGGTGCTGGCTCAAACTCGAACAAGAACTCTGCTTCAATGTCACGTCCAAAGACTCTCTCTGGCATGACTACTGAAGAGCTACTTGCTCTTGCTGAATCAGGTAAACTCGGAACAGTGACTTTCTAAGTCACCAATAATCTAAAAAAGGTACAACAAAATGGCTATTAATCATCTTAACTTTCAGAACGTAGCAGTTGCTATCTCTGCTTATGCAGAAGAGCGCTGGACCGAAGAAAAGCGTATTAACTCAACTGGTATGGTCGCAGCTTCAACCGAACTAGACCCATCAGGTGAAGGCTTCGCTGGTCAGCTACGCTGGTACAAACCGCTATCAGCTACCATCAACAATGCTTCACTAACCACTGCTACTGATGGTACTTATTCTTCAATTTCAACCGACATTGCTAACTATGTTAAGAATGCTCGCACCATCGGTGCTGAACAGGTTAACCTACAGCGCATCATCTCACAGCAGGACGGCCTAGCTTTCTTCGCTCGTAACTTCGCTCAGTCACGTGCTCAGGACGAGCATAACGCTGTTCTAAACATCATGAAGGGCGTTGCTGCTTCTGAAGTTGCTCTTGGTGCTGGTATTGTCGGCTTCGACACTGTTCCTTCAGGCTCAGTTGGTGCTTTCGTTGACGTTAACGCTGCTGGTGCTTTCGGCGCTGCTGCTACTGGCGCTGGCGATGCTCGCAAGCTAGTTGACTCCTCAGAAATCGGTGCTGCTCGTGGTGAGCGTCTATTCCGTGCTATGGGTATGTTCTACAAGGACTACGAACCAGACTTCGTCTATATGGTAACTTCACCTGAAGTTCTTGCTGACCTTCGTGCAGCTAACCTAATCGACCAAGACCGTGTTCGTGACGGTAACCTAGACTTCCAAACCATCTTCGGTGGTAAGTTCCGTCTAGTCCTAACTCGTGCTGCTCAAGGCAACCTTGCTGCTTCAGCTAACGTTAACGACCAGTCAACCAAGACAACCTTCCTTGTCAAGCCTGGTTCAGTTGCTTTCCGCGAAATCCCAATGCCAGTCGCTACCGAAGTTGATCGTAATCCTGCTAGCTATGCTGGTGGTGGTTCAACCAACATCTGGTATCGCTATGGCTTCGTTGCTCATCCAATGGGCTACGACTGGGTTGGTGCAACCAACAACTTCGCTACCAATGCAACCCTAGGGGCCGCTGGTTCATGGACCCGTACTATGGATCCACTAAACCTAGGTATTCTCCCCATCCTACACGCTTAAGTTAGGAAGCATCATGGCGCTAATTTTATTTGAAAACTCTTACTTAGAGTCTGCTGACGATTATCTTGCAGACAACCCTTTTTGGGAAGCTGCAGATACAGATGCTCAAGAACAGGCGCTAGTTGATGCAACTCGAATTCTGGACCAAAATGAATGGATTGGGACGGCGGTAACGTCGTCTCAGTCTCTTGCTTGGCCTAGAGCTAAACTTAGTTTCTTTGATCCTGTACTTTCTCTTCATGTTCCTGTTGAACAAGGAGAGATTCCTATTCGTCTAGAAAAAGCTGTAGCTTATCTAGCACTTCACTTAGTAAAACACCCAACAGTAATTAAAGGTTATGAGACAACCTATGACTCTATTTCAATCGGACCTATTAGCTTGTCTAATACCGATGCTGGTCGTAGTTCTTCTCCTCAAGTTCCTTTAGTACCTGCTGAGATTAATAAGCTTATTGCTCCTTTAATCTTTAGCCAAGGTTACACTGCTGCAGGGGGCTGGTGGAGGTCAAACTAATGAGCCTACTACAAACAGTAGAATCTGCAGTTGATCAAGCTTTTCAAGCTGCTGGTGACTTAGTACAGTTAGGTGTTCTTCTTGAAGAAACAGCTATAGGATTTAATTTCGGCACAGGTACTTTAATTTCTGATGAACAACCCTACTCAGTAGAATTTATCGAAGTTAGTTCTGTGTTAGACAAAGATTTAAATATCGTAAAGGAATTAGTTATTAGAACTAGAGATCTAGATGGTTCTCGTTATTCAACTATTAGTTTTGGAAACAAGACTTACCGTTTTGAAAAACTTGAGACTTATCCAGGAATTACGCAATTAACAGTAAGGAGTGTTTGATGTTTGAAGATATCATAGACACTTTTTATTCGTTACCACAAAATAACTTACTAGCAAATTTGCCCGTTTATCCGGCTGATTACCGAGGAACAATCTCTGCCGTTCCTTTTTTGAAGCTTAATATTGTAACCGGAAAAGCAAATCAATTTGCCTATAGAGATAACAAATTAGTTACTGGTCTCGTCATTGTAAGTATTTATTACCCTGCTGGTAGTGGTCAAAAAGAACCTACTACAATTGCTAACTCTTTAGATCTTGTGTTCCAAAATAAATTTTTAGCTTACGGTATTCAAACTAATGTAAGCTCTTTACAGTTCATTGGACCAGATCCCGATGACTCAACTCTTTCAAGAGCAGATTATTCTGTTCCTTTTTCTTACTATGGAGAATAACTAATGGCTTTCCCAACTTCAATCTCAGCTGCACAGTTCTCAGCTCTTGCTGTTTCTCGTGATGCTGTCCCAACCTCTCTTACTGAGAGCAATCTTAAAGCAAACTTTGCTACTGCTGCAGACTTCGCAGAAATTGAAAACATTCGCGACATGCCTAGCTTCGGTACTCCTGCTAACATCGTTAAAGTTCCTGTTTATGGTCAAGCTCAGACCCAGTCTATCGGTGCTCAGTCAGACGCTCCTGACCTAGAACTAACGATTAACTATGTACCTTCAGAGTGGGCAAAGGCTAACGCTTCTTTTGCTACTACTGGTACACTAGGCGATGCAGTCGCTGATGGTATTGCAAAGGTATTCCAATTCGCGCTACTTCCTGCTAAGCCCCCAGCACTAACTACTGCTGTAACTGCTGGCGTTGGTGGTACTCTTGCTGCTCCAGTTCCAAACGCACTCATTTACTTCGTAGGTAAAATCGAATCACTACTCGTTAACCCTGCTCGTGATGACGCATCAACTGCTACTGTAGCTCTTTCTATTCAGTCAGACTTCTATGGTCCTTACACTGTAACTGCTACAAGCTAATTTAGGAAGGCCCCTTCGGGGGCCAACCTTTACATAGGTATATACATGAATAAACCATTTTCAAATAGTTATGTCGTAAAAGAGACATTAAAACATATGCAATCAAGTGTAGCTATTTCTACGCAAAAAACAATCGCAAGACTACCTGAGTTTCAAGATCAACCAGAAAAACTTCAAGAAGTAATGACTACTCTTGCTAATCTTGGTAAATTGAACGCTATGATTGAGTCAATTCGCGAAAATAATGAAAATATTCTAGGAGATAAAGAATGAAACATCTATTAAATTCAAAACTTCCAGTTAAAACTTACGATTTTATGGGTCAAAAAAATTCTGTTGAGATTAGGAAACTTTCTGCACAAGAAGTTCTTGATTTCCAGACTTATGTTAAATCAGTAGTTCCACAAGATGATAAAGAAACGCAAACTGCTGACTCAGGTTTTGCTATTCAATTTTATTTAATTAAAAAAACTGTTAAAGGTGCAGAAGATATCTCTGATGAAGAGCTAAAAACTTTTCCATTAGAAGACCTCTCACGCCTTACGGAAGAAATTTTAAAGTTTTCAGGGTTAGATACTTCTAAAGTAGAGGGAAACGACTCAGCGAAGAAGAAGTAGGCTACTATGAAA